GGATTGGTGCATCTTTAATTATATGTGTATTATTTCCACCATTCTTCACATAAACAGTTATGTTTACAGAAGTACCAGCAGTATTAACACATCTAATTCCAATAATTGCATCATCCGAATTAGCTGCAGCTCTTAGTTCTGTAGGTGAACCTGCATTGTTAGATATGTTTCTTGATAATGTTCTTTCAAAATCTTGTGCCATAGAATTATCCTAATTATACCTTTTTTTTGTCATATTGTCAACACAATCTATAATGCAATAGCCATTGCTACTGCAAAACCATTACTAGCTTTATTGCTAATATTAGTATTAGCTGTGTTTATTTGAGTTTGAATAGATGAAGTAACTCCATCTAAGAAACCAAATTCTGTATTATCTACTGAGCCATCATGTATTAAATTAGCATTTAATCTATTAGATGAATCAATAGTTGCTTGTTTAGCATCTATCTGTGTTTGAGCATTAGATGATAAACTATTAATAAATTGAAACTCTGTACTTGTTACACTACCATCTGCTATTTTAGTAGCATCAATAGCTGCTGCAGATTTAATATTAGCATCTTCAATATTAGTAATTGAATTACCAGTACCATCTGCATCTATAGTTTTATTAGTAAATGTATTTGTACTTGATGCTGAAACTTCTGCATTTAAAGTTACTGCACCAGATGCACCTCCACCTGATAAACCTGTACCAGCTATAACTTCAGTAATATCTCCAACTGGAACTGTAGCTACTTGAGCATCAACATAAGCTTTAATAGATTGTTGAGAAGCAACTGCAGTAGCAGAATCAGATGACATATTATCTTCATCTTTAAATGCTGTACCACTAATAGAAGTATTTAATACTGGGCTTGTTAAAATTTTATTTGTTAAAGTTTGTGATGTAGATACATCAACTGTAGTTGCAGTATCTATATTAAGAGTTGCTGAACCAGAAGTTGCTCCTCCAGATAAACCTGTACCTGCTACAACTGCTGTTATATCACCAGTTGGTATTGTTGCAACTTGAGTATCTACATAAGACTTAATAGCTTTTGCTGAAGCAAGTGTAGTATCACCTGCAGCAACTGAAGTTAAATCTGTATCTAATACTCCAGATTTTAAATTATCTACTTCAACATTTGATAATGTATTATTATCTACATCAATAGTTTTACCAGTTAAAACTTGTGAACCAGTTAAAGTTACAACAGTATTATCAATTGCTATATCATTTGCATTAGCTGTAATACCTGTACCACCAACTACATTTAATGTAGCTGCTCCACTTGTAGCACCACCTGTTAATCCAGTACCAGCAACTACTGAAGTAATATCTCCTACAGGAACTGTTGCAACTTGTGCATCAACATATGTTTTAATTGCTTTAGCACTAGCTAATGTATCATCACTTCCTGAAACAGATGTTAAATCTGTATCAACATCTGTAATACTTGTAGCACTTCCAATAGTTAATCCATCTAATGTTACAGTACCATCAAAGAAAGCATCTTTAAATTCTAAACTTGATGTACCTAAATCTATATCATTATCTGTTGTAGGTACAATAGCACCATCTTGAACTTTAAATTGTTCTGTTGCAGCACCAGAAACTTTTACATAAAATTCTAAATGGTTATTACTTGTATCTATTAAAATTTTATTTAATGGAGTTGCTAAACCTGCATCTCCAATTAATCCTATTACTGGACCTTCTGCTGCAGTTCCATCATGTTTGTGTCCATTGTTTACATCAAATGCATTTACAATTTGATTATATTCACCATTAAATAAATCTGCTGCAATTGTATTACCATCTGCAATAGTTCGTTGTCGTGTATATCCTGCCATAATATTATCTTCTTCCTCCTGCTATAAATGATACAAACATTCCATTTACTGAATATGATGCATCAGTATCATTTGAAAAAAATTTAAAGTTATTTGAAAAACCACTACCAGTTACAATCATTCGTTTACTTGGTAATACTACTGCTCCAAATACTGAAGTGCCAAACTTTGATGATGTTGCACCAAACAATGCAGCACTACTTAAATTACCTACATTAACAGCTCCTGGTTGTGGAACTTCTGTAGATTCAAAATCATATCTTACTAATAGTTTTAAATTATTATTAGTACCTTCTGGTTCTATGTTTGCTTTAACTGCATACAAACTCTTTCTTAAACCATTATCACCATAATCCATATCTGGTGTTTGGAATTGTGCATCTATTGTAGAACCATCAAAATTATTTCCAGTATCTAATTGATATACAAATCCAGTTTCATTTGAACCAAATTGTACTTCTTCATTGTTTACATTTAAATCTGAAGCACATCTTTTAATTTCCATACCAAGTGTTTCACTCCATTCAAATGCAGGAACACCATTAGCATCAAATTTAAAAGTTCCTATAATTCCTTTTTGAGAAGAAGCTGCTTGTCCAGATTGAAAATAAAATAATCTATATTGACTTCGTTCTCTAATAACCATACTAGATATTGTAAAACTAGCTATATTAGTTAACAAATTATTTATTAAAGGTAATATTTTTCTACTAATAGAACTTAATTCAACATCACCAATTCTAGCTGTACCAGCAATGGTTCTTAATCCATCAGGTGCTAAGAATATTAAATCTCCACCTATCTCTTGGATTGTATTTCCATCTACACAACCTATATTTTTAGTTACTGATTTAAGTATAGGGGTAGAATCTAGGTTTGTCAACTCAAATATACTATTTTTACAGAATATAACTAAGCTATTTCTAAATACTTTTATACCTACAATTACATCTCCAGTATCTATTGTACCTGCAGAAGCACCAGTAAAATCATATGGTTTTAATCTAGTACTATATGCAACTGTACTATCTGCATCTGATTGACCAGCTACTATTAATCTTTCAGAAAATATTGTAGCTCTTTTAGGATTAATAGGTGTAGACCTTTCTAATGTTTCAAAATGAAATACATTAGAACCACTTACTGTTGTTATTTGAAATTCAGCTATTTTGTTAGAACCATCTGTAATATAAACAGTACCAAAATTACCTTCAGATTCATAATTAACAAATTGACAATTAGTCTGATTTGTTCTAGCTATTACTGTTGCACTAGATAAATCTGAAGAAGACATACCACTTTTCTTTACAGCTTGTCCACTTATAGTTGCAGGTGCATTAAAATCTAAAGTTAATACTGTATCACTTGTAATAGATAATACTCTATAGTTAACATTATTAATTTGTATTCTATCATTAGCAGCAAACTCTGTTAAAAAAATTGTACCACTTCCAGTTACTGTAGCACTACCTGCTGTTACAGAAACTGTTCCTGTTTTAGTTTTATAAGTATCTTTATTTACTTGTATATAACTTGTACCAGTTGTACTAAAATATATATCATCTCCTTGACAAACTAAAACTCCACCTGCATATGGAAATAATCCTTCAATAGATTCTGTTGAAACTCCTGATGGTACTACTGCACTAGCTCCACCAAATTTTTGATAACCACTTACTCTTCTATAACCACCTGTAGTAGATGATTCAAAATTTTGTAATTTAGTAGCAGCACCTGGAGTTCTAAATAATGCATGAGAACTAGATACTAAATCTAATCCACCTTGTACTGTAATGGATGCTCCTTGTGTTGCCATTTATTTTCCTATGGTAATAAATAAGTAAACCTTACATCAGTCATATATTTAGGTTGTGGTGAATTTAATTTATCAGACATTGTTTGTAATCCTTTTTTGTATTCATCCAATGCTAATTGTGACTGTGCAATGTTATCTTTAAATTGATAAATATAATATCTTGCTCTTGCTAATAAAACAGGTTTGTATTGTTCTGGAAATAAAACTTCATCTGAATCTGTAGATAAAGCTGTAGGTCTGTTATATGCATTAAAATAAATTCTATATACTCCATTAGGTATAGGAGATAAACCAAATCTTCTACCATCTGAACTTCTAATAACTCTTAATGGTACACCAAATGTAGGTGAGCCACTTGACTTATCTAACTCTTCTCCTCTTGCATAAGTATTTCTCCATACATCTAATGTAATAAAACTTAATTTATTAATTGTATGTGGAGCTGATTTACCTGATACACCTTCTGTAGTTGCAGTAAATCTATCCCAATCAACTGCATCAAAATCTGCATCTATATTTGCAGAACCAGTTTTTAAAAGATACCATCTAGTACCTGATGTTGTTTCTACAAAAGTATTTCCATAGTATTCACTTTGAGGAGAGTTAGTAGATAACCATGCCCAGTTATCAACTGCATCTACAATATCAAAGTAAGCTCTATTAACACAATTGCTTACTTGTTTTTGAATACCTACTGCACTAGCAACACCAGTTAATTCTGGTTCGTTAATTTCTACAAGTAATTCATTTACTAATGATAGATAGTTTTTAGCCATTTAACAATTCCATGCTCTTAATGATTTATTAATTCTTGAATTAGGGTCTCTTGCTGTTTTTGCTGATGTAAGTTTTTTCTTCATACCTTTCATTCTTGCACAAAAACTTTTTCTTCTTTTATTGCCTACCACCTTACTTGGTGCTTTTAAGTTTCGTTTCTTACCAGTCTTTGTACGACCTTTATTATAAGAAGCTCTACCTTTAGCATTTAGTCCTCCTTTAGGATTCTTACCCTCTTTACGAGTCCAAGCAGGTGAAGACATTATACCCATTAATGTTCCTTATTTTTTCTTTTTGCCATACATCATGCCACCACCCATCATTTTTTTCTTAGGGCTTTTTGACATAACTTTTCCACCGACCATATATTTTCCTCTGTTGGAAACTTTTCCACCAGGTTTTGCTTTTTTCATAGGCATATTGTTTTCTCCTTAAATTATTATTATTAAAATTACTACAGCTACACCAACACCAATACAAACTTTTTTATGAGATTTCCATAAATGTTTTGCATCATCTGGTAAGCATTTAAGTTTTTCTTTTATTTTATTTATCATAATTCTTTTCCTTTTTAGGATAGAGGGGTATATTGCAACCCCTCCATCAAGTATAGTGTATATTATACTAAGACTAACTATTAGTCAATCACATATATGATTTTACCAACAGAGTCAGTTCTTAATACTTTTCTACCCCAAACCATTAGTCCTCTAACGATATCAGAGAATGTAGCTGTATCTCTTACAGTCTCTACTTTATTCATTGCAGATGCAGCAGAAGTTGCTGAAATGTGACCGAATAAAGCTACAGGTGCAGTTGCTGAACCAGCAGGTGAAGCACCAGATAAGTCGTTAGTTGGAACATTAGTAGATTTGTACATAGTGAAACCTCTAAGTTGTCCAGATGCAACCAAACCATTTCTAATTGAACCTTGACCTGCATTGAAGTCTACAGATAACAATTTAGAAGCTGTGTTTGATAGTACATTGTACCACTCAGGGTGAGCTACGAACCATCTACCTTCTTCTGGTACTGAGTTTTTATCTAACTCAAGTGCAGCAAGTGCCATTTGATTTAGAGGGTCTACTTCACCTGAAGCAAATCCAATATCAATTGGAGTTCCAGTTGTTCCCATTCCAGTAGTTACTCCAGCACCTGCACTAATAGCTGCTAGGATATTTGCATCCATTGCATCTTTTAGTTTGTATGCAGCATTATCTGAAGCAATTGCTTGGAAATTAACATGCGAGAATCTTCTTTCTAAATCATCAATTTTGAAAGAGAATGATTTCGCTTGGTCAATTGTAAGAACAAGCTCTTGGTCTGTTAAGTCAGTAGAAGTTACAGCAAGTCCTCTTGTGTAATCTGCTACTGCGATTTGAGGTTCTTTGATGATGTTTACTGTATCACCAAAGTTTGAAATCTCACCCATATAGTCTGTGTTACAGATTGCTTCTGCAACAGCAGCTCTTCTAAGTGCGATTTGTACTTTCTTAGAATATATCTCAGGGATAAAGAAACCATTCGTTTGCCCTGAAACAGAAGTAAGAAAGTTGTAAGATGAACCACCTTGAAATTTAGCCATGGTTATACTCCTTTTCTTTAGTTATTGGTTAATAAAAAATGAAAGAAAAATTATTTAATTCTTCCTTCTCTTTGAGCTTTTACAATATCTTTTTCATACTGCATAAACTCTTCGTCTGACATATTAGCTATATCAGAACGATTGAAAACCACTTCATTAGATTGAGGTATTTGAACTTGTTCTCTAGTTTTAACTAGCAAGTCTGCACCTTGATTTTGTGTCGTAGTCTTCTTTTCAGTTTTTTTATCTAAACCAAGTCCTCGGTCTTTCTTATATAAGTCGATTGCTCTTGCTGCAAGTCTACCATCCGAGTTGTTCTCATAAATCCATGATTTAATTTCCATGGGTTGAGCATCTGCCCAGTTATGAAAGTCATCTGATTCTTTAATATCATTAAAGTCTGGATGTAATCTTCCAAGTTCTAACTGTGCTTCTCTTTGAGCTAAAGCACTATTTTGCTTTTTCAAAGAGTCAACTTCTTCTTGTAAACTTTGCATCTGATTTTCAGATTGCAAGTGAGATACAGTTTCTACAACTCCATATATGTCAGGATAGTCTTTCTTAAAAGAGTCTAACTCTTCTTTAGATTTTGGTGGTGTATACTTTGGTCTGTTCTCTCTTAACTGTGTCTTGAGGTCACTTTCTTTAGATGTCCACTCACCTAACTTCCTATCATAATATCGTTTTAGGTCGTCATATCTCTTTTTGTAATCAACTTTGTTATAAGGGTTAGTTTCTACATTTAATGCAGAATCTTGGACCTTATCCATAGTTGCTGTAGTATTATTAGTAGAACCTTCAGGGTTGCTTGTTTCAGCAGTAGCTTCTGGTTCACCTTTATTACTATCAGGGTTTGGCACAAACAATCCACTATCAGCATTTTGAAGGTGTCTAGGCATTACATCATCTGTGTGCCAAGACTTTCTCATGTTGTAAGGATTTGCTTGAACTTTGTTTCCTTCTTTGTTTTCTTCACTCATATTGTCCTCCTTTAGGGCTTCTTAACTGAAGGTAGCTAAGGTAGGTGTTTGGGTTTAAAAACAAAACTACAAGGGCTTCTATTTCTAGAAGGTAGCTTGTTTATCCACAGAGTTACCTTTCTCTGTAAATTCTGTTATGATTGCATTTCAGCCATTTCAGCATCTTCTGCTTGGCTTTGCATACCTGCATCATGTGCAGCTTCTGCATCTTTCATCATCTTTCTTAATTTATCTACACCAATTTGTTTAACTGCTTTTGCTGTAAATACAAATTCACCATCTGATAAAAGTGCTGGGATAGAGTCTGAAGTTCCTGTACCTGGTCCTTCTACTTCTCCATCTTCTGTAAATTCTGTTGCAACTATTTTTGGAATAATACCTTCTAGTTCTGGATGCATTTCAACTGCTTCATCTAAAATTCTTTCTTCATCTTCTGATAAAGCTGATGTATCTACTACAGCATCCATATCTCCCATGTCCATATCTTCTTCTGCTTCCATTTCCATATTAGCTTCAGCTATACCATCCATGTCTTCTGTATTCATTCCAGTAGGTGTCATTAATGATTCATCTTCAACCATATCACCTTCTGCATAAGCTTGATAGTCTCTTCGTCTATCATACTTTTCTTCTAATCCAGCTTGACCACCAATAGACATTTTCATTAATCCACCAGTAGCTGCTGCTACTTTTTTTATTCTTAAAGTTTTTAATTTA